GCTATGGAATGTGTTATCTTAAAAACAGACGGAGTGGTTTCTCCTTTATGTCATCGGCAGAGCTTGTTAATCAAGCCACAATTTCTTCAGATGCTAGATTCGGTATCTTATCAAAATCTGGAGCAGATGCTAAAAAGATGTTCACAGATAAAGTTGTACCAATATCCGTTAACTATCCGTTTTTCTTTAAACCAATTCAAGACGGTATGGATCGTCCAAAAACCGAGCTCGCATATAGGGTGCCTGCTTCGAAGCTTACTCGAAGAAAACTCGAGTCCAATGAGAAGCTTAGAGAATTGCAAGGATTAGATACTACTATTGACTGGAAAAATACAGGGGATAACTCTTACGATGGTGAAAAGTTAAAACTACTATCACACGACGAATCAGGTAAATGGGAGAAACCTGATAATATATTAAATAACTGGAGAGTTACAAAAACTACATTAAGACTAGGATCGAGGATAGTAGGTAAATGTATGATGGGCTCAACTTCAAACGCATTAGACAAAGGTGGAGAAAACTTCAAAAAACTATACGAAAGTTCAGACGTTACAAAAAGAAATAGAAACGGACAAACGTCTAGCGGACTCTATTCTCTTTTCATCCCTATGGAATGGAACTACGAAGGATTCATGGATACTTTTGGATCACCTATATTCACTACGCCGAAAAATAAAACAGTCGGAAGAGATGGTATTCCAATTACAATCGGAGTAATAGAACATTGGGAAAATGAAGTAGATGGTCTAAAACAAGATCAAGATGGTTTAAATGAATACTATCGACAGTTTCCAAGAACAGAGCAACATGCTTTTAGAGATGAAACTAAAAACAGTTTATTTAATCTCACTAGAATATACGAGCAAATAGACTACAATGAAGAGATTAATAACACTACTACTACAGGTAGTTTTATGTGGGAAAATGGTATTAAAGATACTAATGTTAAATTTGTGCCAAACAAAGATGGTAGATTTAATATTTCTTGGGTTCCACCTAAAAACTTACAAAATAAAGTGATTATAAAGAATGGTGTTAAGTATCCTGGAAATGAACACATTGGAGCATTTGGTCTCGATAGTTATGATATTTCTGGTACTGTGGACGGTAAAGGATCTAATGGATCTCTTCATGGATTGACAAAGTTTTCAATGGAAGACGCACCACCAAACCACTTTTTCTTAGAGTATATAGCTAGACCACAAACAGCGGAAATATTTTTTGAAGAGATACTTATGGCATTACACTTTTATGGTATGCCAATACTTGCTGAAAATAACAAACCAAGGTTTTTATACTATTTAAAACGTAGAGGTTATAGAGGTTACTCAATGAATCGTCCTGATAAAGTTTGGAATAAGTTGTCACCAACAGAAAAAGAAATAGGTGGTATACCAAACACAAGTGAAGATATTAAACAAGCACACGCTGCTGCTATTGAATCTTATATAGAAGAATACGTAGGTGCTTTAGAAACAGGTATGGGTGATATGTATCACCAAAAGACATTAGAAGACTGGGCAAAATTTAATATTAATAATAGAACCAAACACGATGCTTCAATAAGTTCTGGTTTAGCTATTATGGCTTGTAATAAAAATAGGTATGTACCAGTTGCAAAAAGACAAGTTAAGTCTATGAACTTAGGCATTAAAAAATATGATAACAGTGGTTATATTTCAAAAATAAATAGATGATAAATACTAATTATAACAGTTCATTTCCTGATCAAGTTGTTCCTGATGCAGAGAAAGCTACTTTAGAATACGGGTTACAAGTAGGTAGAGCTATTGAAGGTGAGTGGTTTAGAAATGATAGAGGAGCTTATGATAGGTTTAATACTAACTACAATAACTTTCATAGACTTAGATTATACGCGAGAGGTGAGCAATCTATTCAGAAATATAAAGATGAACTTTCTATTAATGGTGATTTATCTTACTTAAACTTAGACTGGAAACCTGTACCAGTCATACCTAAGTTCGTTGATATCGTTGTAAACGGTATGTCTCAAAGGAATTATGAGATAAAAGCATTTGCTCAAGACCCTGAGTCTATAATGAAAAGAACTAAGTATGCTGAAGCTATACAAAGGGATATGATGCAAAAAGAACTTATAAACCAAATACAACAAGTAACTGGTTTAGATGTTTCTAGATCTCAAGGTGTTGGTTTAGAGATGGAAAGTGAAGAGGATTTACAGTTACATATGCAAATGGATTATAAAGAATCTATTGAAGTAGCTGAAGAAGAAGTTATAAACAATGTATTAGCAAGTAATAAATATGATTTAACTAGAAGAAGATTAAATCAAGATTTAACTATATTAGGTATTGCTGCTGTTAAGACAGACTTTAATAGATCAGAAGGTGTTACGGTTAAGTATGTTGATCCTGCTAGTTTAGTATATTCTTATACAGAAGATCCAAACTTTGAAGATATATATTACGCAGGTGAAGTAAAAGCTATTAGTTTACCAGAGCTTAAAAAACAATTTCCATACTTAACAAATGAAGAATTATCTGAAATACAAAAGTATCCAGGTAATCAAAACTATACAAGAAACTGGAGTGGTAGATACGATGATGACACTGTTCAAGTATTATATTTTGAATATAAAACTTACACTAACCAAGTGTTTAAAATAAAAGAAACTTCTTCAGGACTTGAAAAAGCATTAGAAAAAACAGATAGCTTTAATCCACCTGAAAGCGAAAGCTTTAAAAAAGCATTTAGATCAATAGAAGTATTATATAGCGGAGCTAAAATACTAGGTCACGAAAAAATGTTAAAGTGGGAGATGGCAGAGAATATGACTAGGCCAAATGCTGACACTGTTAAAGTTAACATGAACTACAACATCGTAGCTCCTAGAATGTATAAAGGTCGTATAGAATCAATTGTAAGTAGAATAACTGGTTTTGCTGATATGATACAGCTTACACATTTAAAACTTCAACAGGTGATGTCTAGAATAGTACCTGATGGCGTTTATATGGACATAGATGGTTTGGCAGAAGTAGATCTTGGTAATGGAACTAACTACAACCCAGCTGAGGCATTAAACATGTATTTTCAAACTGGTAGTATAGTCGGTAGATCTTTAACTCAGGATGGTGATTTAAACAGAGGTAAAGTTCCTATACAAGAGTTATCTACATCAAATGGTATGGGTAAAATACAAGGTCTTATACAGACTTATGAGTATTACCTTAAAATGATTAGAGATGTAACCGGTTTGAATGAAGCAAGAGATGGCACGTTACCAGATAAGCAATCATTAGTTGGTTTACAAAAATTAGCTGCTGCTAGTTCTAATGTAGCTACTAGACATATACTACAAGCTAGTTTATATTTAACTCTTAGAGCTTGTGAAAATATATCATTAAGAGTTGCAGATGCTTTACAGTTTCCATTAACTAGACAAGCTTTAGCATCAAGTATATCAAGATACAATGTAGGTACTTTAGAAGAATTGTCAAAGTTAAATATGCACGACTTTGGTGTTTTCTTAGAATTAGAACCTGACGAAGAAGAAAAACAAATATTAGAACAAAATATTCAAATAGCTTTGCAAGGCGGCCAAATAGATCTTGAAGACGCAATAGACATTAGAGAAGTTAAAAACTTAAAGTTAGCTAATCAAATGTTGAAGAAGCGTAGAAAAGATAAAGCCGCTAGAGATCAACAAGCACAACAAGCTAATATACAAGCACAAGCTCAAGCTAATGCTCAACTAGCTGAACAAACAGCAATGGCAGAAGCTCAGAAGCAGCAAATATTAACAGAGCAAAAACTTCAACTTGAAAAAGCTAAAAGTGATTTTGAAGTTCAAAAGATGGAGAGAGAAGCTCAAGTTAAAATGCAATTAATGGAGCAAGAGTTTAACTATAATATGCAGTTAGCTCAAGTGCAAGGTCAAGCTAAAAAACAAGCTGAAGAGTTTAAAGAAGATCGTAAAGACGAAAGAACTAAAATACAAGCAACACAACAATCAGAGTTAATAGATCAAAGGAAAAACGATTTATTACCTAAAAACTTTGAATCTGCTGGTAATGATACATTAGGCGGATTTGGACTAGAGCAATTTGGCCCTAGATAATTATTAACTATTATATTATATTATGTCAAAAGAAGAAGTCAAACAAGAAGGTGACTTTAAAATAAAAAAGAAACCTGGTAGACCTAGAAAATTAACTAAAAAAGATGAAACTTTAAAAGTAGATTTATCTAAAAAAGAAGAGGATAAAAAAGAAGAAAATGCCGTTCAAGAGCAAACAACAAATGAAGTACCTGTTCGCGACAAATCCCCAGTTAGCGAAGAAGTTTCTAAAGAAAACGTCAAAGAAACAACTGAAGAATCTACCGAAGAGAAAAAAGAAGAAGTAACTTCTCCAATACAAGAAATAACTGAAGAAGAAAAGGTTGAAGAAGTAGTTAAAGAAGAACCAGTGGTTAAAGCAAAGCAACCTGAAGTTAACTTACCAGAAAACGTAGAGAAATTGGTTAAGTTTATGGAAGAAACTGGTGGAACATTAGAGGATTATGTTAGATTAAATGCTGACTACTCAAATGTAGATGATAATACATTATTAAAAGAATATTATAAACAGACAAAACCTCATTTAGATATGGAGGAGATTGACTTCTTATTAGAAGATAATTTTTCATATGATGAGGAGATGGATGAAGAGCGAGATATAAGAAAGAAAAAACTTGCTCGTAAAGAAGAAATTGCAAAAGCCAAAAGCTTTTTAGAGGAAACAAAGAGTAAATATTACGATGAGATCAAGTTGAGACCAGGCGTAACTCAAGACCAAAAAAAAGCTATGGATTTTTTCAATAGATATAACGAAGAACAAAAAACGGTTCAAGAGCAACATAATAGGTTTAAGTCTAATACTAAAAACTTTTTTAACCAAGAATTCAAAGGTTTTGATTTTAATATTGGTGAAAAGAAGTTTAGGTATGGAGTTAGTAATACTGAAGATGTTGCAAATAGCCAATCAGATCTAACAAACCTAATCGGGAAGTTCTTAGATAACAAAGGTGAAGTAAAAGATTTTAAGGGTTATCATAAAGCCATATATGCGGCACAGAACGCTGATACTATAGCTAATCATTTTTATGAGCAAGGCAAAGCCGATGCTGTTAAAGATATGATGGCTAAATCTAAAAATATAAGTAACGAACCAAGAGCTACGTCTAATGGTGAGGTTTATATTAATGGTATGAAAGTAAGAGCGATATCTGGCGTTGATAGTTCAAAGTTAAAAATAAGAACAAATAAAAAATAAAACTTAAAATTAATAATTATGGCACTAGATGCAACAAATGCCCCGGGATTAATCCCACATCAAAAACAAGTTGCTTTATCAAGCAATTATTTGTCTTTTGATAGCTCCACAGGTGGAGGGACTTTTGCTCAACAATATCTTCCTGAGTTGTATGAAGCAGAAGTAGAAAGATTTGGTAATAGGACTCTTCAAGGATTCTTAAGAATGGTTGGAGCAGAAATGCCAATGACATCTGATCAAGTAATTTGGTCTGAACAAAATAGATTACATATTTCTTACGATGAGTGTACTAACAACGGAGCTGGTACTATTTTAACTGTTCCAGTTGAAGATGGTAAAGAGTGTGTTATCAGAATAGGTGCTACAGTAGTAATCTCTAATGGGTTAAAAACTGTAAAAGCTAGAGTAAGCGACGTAGATAAAGCTACAGGCTCAGGCGCTGCAAGAATAGCAAATGTAACTTATAAAACTTATAAGGTTAACGATGGTTCTGTTTTAGGAACTACAGCTAAAGCTTGTAAGATTTTTGTATATGGCTCTGAATTTGCTAAAGGAACTAAAGGAATGGAGACGTTTAACACTGGTGTCGCTGGTGGTGCTAACGTTTCTGCTATTGATCCTGATTTTACTCAATTTTCAAACAAGCCAATTATACTTAAAGACTTCTACGAGGTTTCTGGGTCTGACGCTTCTCAAATTGGATGGGTTGAAGTTGCTACTGAAGATGGAACTTCTGGATACTTATGGTATTTAAAAGCTGAGTCTGAAACTAGATTACGTTTTGAAGATTATCTTGAAATGTCAATGGTTGAAGCTGAGAAAAAAGGTTCATCAACTTCAGGTATTTCTGTAGACGGTTCTGAAGGTTTATTTGCTGCTATTGAAGATAGAGGAAATATCTATAATGACTTTGGTGGTGCTCAAAATCCTGGTTCAGGTGCATTAGGAGATTTTGATGCTATTCTTAAACAATTAGATAAGCAAGGTGCTATTGAAGAAAATATGTTGTTTTTATCTAGAGCTACTGCTCTTGATTTTGATGATATGTTAGCTGCAACTAATGGTGGTTATGATCAGAACTATGCTGCTTCTTACGGTTTATTCAACAATGAAGCTGATATGGCGTTAAACTTTGGTTTTTCTGGTTTTAGAAGAGGTTCTTATGACTTCTATAAAACTGATTGGAAATATCTTAACGATGCTTCTACAAGAGGTTTAACTGCTGATATTGATGGTGTTATGATTCCAGCTGGAACATCTACAGTTTACGATCAAATCATGGGTCAAAACATCAGAAGACCTTTCTTACATGTAAGATATAGAGCTTCTGAAGCAGATGACAGAAGAATGAAATCTTGGGTTGTTGGTTCTGTTGGTGGAGCTTACACTTCTGGATTAGATGCAATGCAAGTTCATTTCTTATCTGAGAGATGTTTATGTGTTCAAGGTGCGAATAACTTCGTGTTATTTAAATCTACTGTGTAATTTTACACATTAAATAAAAAGACCCTGCTTACGCGGGGTCTTTATTAATTATTATATTATATTATATTATGGAAACAAAAGAAAAGAAAAAACCTGAAGCTAAAAAGGCTGAGGTTGAAAAAGATACTTGGGAAATTAAAGATAGGTATTATCATCTACTTGACAATATGTCCCCATTAACTTTTAGAATAAACTCTAAACATTCTGCTAGAAAACCTTTAATGTGGTTCGATGAAGATAAGGGTTATAATAGAGAACTTAGGTATGCCACTAATCAAAAATCTTGTTTTGTAGATGAGCAGCAAGGTATGGTAACTCTAGGTCATATTGTTTTTGAAGATGGTGTTTTAATGGTTCCAAAAACAGATGTAGCTCTACAAAAATTACTTTCACTATATCATCCAAACAAAAACGTTGTGTACGCTGAAAAAGATGATGTAAAAGAAGCTATAGATGAATTAGATTATTTAGAACTAGAAATAGAAGCGTTAAATATGGCTCAACAAATGGATGTTGATGACGCTGAAGCTATATTAAGAGTTGAACAAGGTTCTAGTGTATCTAAAATGAGTTCTAAAGAACTTAAAAGAGATTTATTATTATTTGCTAAACAAAACGCTAATTTATTCTTAGAGTTAGCAAATGATGAAAATGTTGGTCTTAGAAACTTTGGTATAAAAGCTACTGAAGCTAATATTATAAGTTTATCTCAAGATCAAAGAACTTTCTCTTGGGCTAGCAATGGTCGTAAACTAATGAATGTACCTTTTGATGAAAACCCATATTCAGCTTTAGCTGCTTGGTTTAAAACAGATGAAGGAGTTGAAGTTTACAAATCAATAGATAAAAAGCTAAAATAACAAGTGATTATAATCACCAGGGGCCGCGGTTGGCGGCCTCTTTTTTAAAATATTTACAATGGCAATAAACGTAGATACAGTATATAAAACAGTATTACTTATATTAAACAATGAGCAGCGTGGTTATATGACGCCAGATGAGTTTAATAAGACTGCTACTCAAGTTCAAAGAAAAATATTCGAAAGATACTTTGAAGATTTGAACCAGCAAGTTCGTATACAACAGAGTGATATGGAATATTCTGATCGTATTGCTATTACAGATGAAAAAATTGCAGAATTTAAAACTGAAAAAGAAATATCTTGGACAAGTAATCAATTTGCTTTACCAACTGATCTTTATAGATTAGGTTCAATAACATATGAAAAAGCTACTACATTTGGTAGTTCAAGATCACTACCTGTAGAAATGCAAAGAGTTGGTAGAGCTGAAATATATAA